TGTGGTGGACTGACCAATCCTTTTATCAAAGAAACGACAACCAGGATTAAGTATAGCACCATACAGGCTGTTAAGGTTAATCTTTTTGACCAATTGCCTTTTATCCCAATATTCTTCTTCAATTTTATTCTCCGCTTCGATACTTTCCTTTAGTTTTTTCTGCATATCTTTACGTTCAGCATACCAACGTTTTAGCAGACCTGGAATAATACCTTCTTTCTCATGTGTAAAAATAGTTCCATTGGCACTGAGCATCCAAGGTTTACCACTTTCGAATACAATTCGATATACCTCGGCGGCACTGAAAATATCGCTTTCGCCATTTTCCCAATCGACAGTGATTTCAAAAGCTTTGTCCTGACGCATCACTGCTTCGTATTCAAATGTACCAAACATACCTTCCCATGCAGCCGCGAATGATTTTTTATGGATAAGCATTTGTTCTTGGATGTATTGATCAGTTTTGCTCGGACGAAGTTGACCTATAATTGTTTCGGGGCCCATGTTCAATGCACGAATAGTTGACGGATATAGACTGTTAATATCCATTGAACCGATCCAATCATGCAATCCCTTTTTGGGGTAAGCCACATAGGCACCTGCAGCCTGTGTATCCCCCTGTTCGTCTTTTCTTGCACGACTAGGAACAATCATTCCACGATGATGTGCTTCATTAATAATTGCCTGTTCTGTTACTGCTACAGCACCCATAGTAGTTGTTAGCAATACAGTATTTTCATGTGCCAGTGTATTAGCAAGATCAATAAACTTTAATTTTTGATCTAGTTTGTTTAGAAGCGCAGTATCTTGTCTATTATATTCAATGAATTTTTTAAAATCATTGTTATATAGTTGATCAAGTGTGCCTTCGTAAACTGTTTTGCTTTCGCCGATCTCCATTTCGCCAATAGCATCTAGTCTATATGTATGACGTTCTTCATAGGTATATTTTCGATACAATTCCAAACTATCTAGATGAACACGCCCGACTAGATCATAAGTTAGTGCTGCTTTTCCATATTTCTCGTATTCTCTTTTCTTTGGAAACATACCCCAAAGACAGAATCTTCGTGTATCTTCCTTACTGAGAACCTTTGTTACTCGATTAACAGTATATGGAATATCAAAGCCTTCGCTATTCCATCCACTCAGCACATCGGCATCGTCGATTAATTGAAGGAATACTTCTAGCATCTCCCCTTCAGTTTCAAACAAGTGTGTATTAGGAAATTCCTTTACCAGTTCTCTAGCCTGTTCAATCTTCAAAGATTTCGGTGGAATTGCCAAAGTAACCAAAGTATCTAACCATTGAAGATGAATTGAAATTGCAGTGATCGGCATAAATGCATCATCTGGACTAGCGTATCCACGTTCTGGATCAAAGTCCACCTCAATATCGAAAAATGCTACATTTAATTTTGGAGCATCTCGACCTAGATAGTTTTCTTCTAAGTTTCTAAAAACTGGATTGATATCACTTTCATACAAGCGATGTCCACTGTGGATTTTTTGTTCTTTGATAAAATCCTTATGTGTTTTACAAGTAACACGGCTTAGTGACTCGCCGTAGATTGAATTATATTTTCCTTTATGATCGGGGTAATAGAAAATATATCGTGCGGGATATTCTTGATATAATCGCCCTTTTTTAGGATCTCGTTCAACGACATGAATAATGTCCTTTTCGCGATCCCACATGGCATCGACGTAACTCATAATTTTTCTCCACCGTTTATGGCCGGTTAACCATCACAAGTGCGATTTATGGCTCGCTAACCATCTTTATCAATTATTTATTATTCGTCACGTTTGTTAGCATGACCACTAATATCTACAATAGTTTCTAAATCATCAAATTCACGATAAACTTGATCCCATTGATCTTTCTGTGCAATTTTAATTGCTTTACGGATTACACTGGGTTTTACGTCTAGTTCTTCTGCCACTGCTTTGATTGTTTCATTTAACCCTTCGGTGAGATCTTGGATCTCTTGAAGAACTGTCATTCCTTCTGAAACAATTTGACGGATTTTTGCTTTTTCTGGATCACCGAATACTTTGCTCATATTTTCTCCTTGTAAGCACAATTATAAATGTTTTTTACAAAATAAGCAAAATAATTTTACCAGCTCTTGTAAGGTTGATAATCGTATTCTAAGATTATTTGTTTTTCGAAGTTTTTATTAGAATTACAAAAATAAAAGTAATTCGGAAAACCAGTTCCTATCCAATATTGGGCAGAATCTTTCGATTGATTTTCATATAAAAACACAGGATCTAACGATTTAATATAGTTACTATTTGCCCACCAAATATTGCCTTTATACCAAATAGTATTTTCCTCATTGATTATATTATGCTCGCATTCTGTTCCTACACAATCATGTTCTTTTAATAAATTTAAACATTTTTGCCAATGATTAATATTAAATTCTTCAATATATCTATACCAATGGTCTAAATGATTATCGTCATGTATTATATTTTTCTTGTCTATATTGTTGTTTAGATAAAGAATTCTGTAACCTTCTGCAGATTGACTGAATTTCCATAAATCATATAGTGTATCTGATTCTAAATGTTTATTATTATTAATTTTAATTCGATTAATTTTCTTGCATTCTTCTGGTAAAGGTTCGTCTCCATTTACACCGACATGAAAATGATCAATTTCATTTATTAATCCAGAGGTGTATAATTTTTTAATTTGCTGTGAAAAAATTACTGCCCAGTTTGATTTAGTTTGATCAACATGGAAAAAACAGGCTATGCGTTTGTAAGGTAAATGGTAATTAGTTTGAATATTTTTCCATTTTTCATTTAGAAATATATCTAATAATTTTTCTTTATAGTCTTGAGCATCTGTAAATTCTATTATAGAATCACCGAAATAATTTATAGGTGCTTTTTCGCTTAATACTAATTTATTACGGTTCAGTAAATATGCTATTCTTGTTTGATTTTGACGGTTTTGATTACAGTCGTGTGTTAATAAATTAATAACTATTTTACTTCTATTAATATACTTTTCAAGTAACTCGCCATTTACATTATGAACCCAAAGGAAATTTTTCTTTGCTAGCCATAATTCGTCATAATTATAAGACAATGATGTAGTGATTTGTCTGATTAATTGTTCTCGTTTAGGAGTAAATCTGCCAAAAAACAATACATCTATATCCATATCATCAAAAGATAATTCTGGGGTGTGTAATGGGAAATATTTTATAGGTTTAAATTTTGCATTGATACCATGTTGTCGTAATACTTCTATATTGTCTAAATCATAATCCCAAATTTCATCTGCATGTTTTAAATTTTTAATTAAACCCTTTGCTGCCCACCAATGATCTTTTAATAATGGTTCTAATTGATATATAATTAATTTATTGATGTTTCTGGAAGATTCGATTTCTTTTTTTAATTGAATGGCATTTTTTCTTGTATATGCTTCTAATACTAGTGCATCATTTGCATTTTTATCAGTGATATAATTATACTTAATCATTGGAATAATAGTGTCATTCCAAAATTCAGGAAATAATAGGTTTTCGTAAAAATACATAGTTAATACGTTTTATTTGGAATTATTTATAGTGTAGGAAATACTTGACTTATTTTTAATACCAGGGACGTTCTAAACCAAAATAGGTTGCCTTCCAGTGAGATTGTGCATACCACCCCTTGAGATTTTGCCATTCCTCTCGTTTGGCCCAAATTTGATGTGCCGCATCTACCCAATCGGTATTGAGTATTAAATGTTCTGCCTGCGCTTTATGTTCAAGTATTAAATCAAGAGTAGGAGCATCCCATTCTAAATGTAATACTTCTAATGCAAAATTGCTATCGCAATAATCTATATCAACGTCTAGACCATACTTTTGGTTACAGGTTAATAACCAACCTAATCTATAGTTAGTGGATTTATACATTTCTATTTGATCTCTTGCTGCCCCTGTAAAATCGCATCTATACATAGCACAACTATGATCTACAGTTAAGTGTTCGTGATCTACAGATATCCAAGGTTGGAAAAATCCAGGGTGACCGGCAGTATAAGTTGTAATAGGATATCCTTGAGCCGTATAGTATTGTTGTTCAAGTTTAGTTAATTCATATCCGTCTTTATCGAAAAAATCAATATAGATTGGATCAGAGAGATACTGTGTATCTATTGTAGTTGTAATTGTGGGGTTTACTAAAAAATCAATTTCAGCAATTGTAAACATTCTTACATATCTGAATCGAAATTACCTTGCATACGGATTTGTTCTATATCATTCTTTTCTGCGTAGTCGTCGATATACATGGCTAATTTAAAATCTAGTATTGTCAGCCCTTCGACATCGGAAGTCGAAGTCTTAATTGTGACCTCGGCAACATCTTGTGTAACCTCGGCAAAGTGATCTAGTTTTTCACTTATACTATTAATATATTCTACAAATTCTACAGCATGACGATGGTCTTTTGCCATGTATGTGGCTGTTAGGATTCTATGGTCAAGCATTTCCCAATCTGGTAAGAATCGACTTTTTGCATCATCGAGATCTGCATCTGCTGGCACAAATTCTTCTATATCTTTTGATCTATATTTTCCTTCTGCAATGTCGATCCAATTTCTCATTGTGTTCGATCCTTGTTATCTATGGCACCACCTGTTACCCATGCGGTGCAACTACGATCACCGGCACATTTGAAATGAAGAAAGTTACAGTAGCCTAGATCTGCTTTGTGTATCGTGGCCATAGTATCTGCGTTTGGTTCATCACCTTTAGCGCCATCTTCGATACATTTCCACATTTTATCACTGACATCAAATGCAGCACAGTTACCACATTTCATAGTTCGAGCAGTCTTTTCTGAGATGGACCAACGTTTAGCAGCCTGTTTCCAGTAGTCTTCAGGTTCTTCTGGATTAGCGGGACCATAATAATAGTCATCAATAGCCTTTTGACGATTTTTTAAATTTACATCTATATCGTAAGTGGCCAAAGGGCAACCTTTATTTGCTGCCTCGACTAATTTTATGTATGATCTCATTTTTCGCTTTTTGGCTTCCAGTTCGGATGTGCCTTTTTGTATGCTGCCCAAGCAACGGCAAATGCACGTTCATCGCCATATCGTTGCTTTAATTTTTTCATTTCTTCTTCGCTCCAGCCTGGAGGAGCCTTTTCATTGATCTCACTTTCTAACATCTGGTTAAGTTGTGCAAAGTATGGATCAATGCTTTCTCCCTTTACAGGGATGCAGATATCTTTACCATTTTTAGTTCCTGCATAGCGTTTGCCCTTCCAGCAGGCTTTTCCGTCTGCACCTTTGATTTTGCCTTCAGTTGTCCAACCTTTAGAAAATATTCCTTTAGGTGCTTCCTTATAATCTCCCTGCTGATCTAATATATCTCTTGCTCGCTGTACACGATCTGCAAATTCTTCTTGAGGAATATCGTGGAACGAGGGCAAATACCATTTACCTTCTTTATCTTTTCTCATTTGAATACTGAGGGCAAACTTTTCTTTATCTGGTGAAACATCGAAATATAATCTTGGCCCGGTGAAAGCAATTTCGTAATTTTTACTCCGTTGTAAAATTTCATCATCGGCTCTGCCGCCGGTTCTTCCCATACCTCTTGCCTGTCTATCGTTATATCGTGTTAATTCATCATGATAACTAAGTGGTTTATTTGCTTCTGATACACCCATATGATCATCGTCGCCATACTGTTCATCATAGGTTAGGCTACGATGGACGGCATTGAGATAATCTGCTGCCTTAGTAATTTTACTTTGTTGCCATGCTTCTAAACCCTCCATTTCGCTACGGTTAGAAAGTAGTTTGAATAATGCCATAGAATTTTTAGCAATAGAGTAAAGTTCACTACGGCTCATGCTGATTTCGTGATCTACATGACGTTCATTGATATTTGCCGATTGTGCTTTTCGAACCTTTAGTGCATCTACGGTTTCAATTTCTTTGGCGATAGTTAAAGTATCTTGTGCTGGATCCTTATCTAAAACTGTCCATATACCTTGATGATATTCGACTTTGTCACCTTTTTCAAAACTATCGGCTACTATATCAGCAAAGCCTTCCGCCGCTTCGTACCGACCTTTTTCAAACCGACCCTTTTCACCTTGACGCATAGACCAATCGGTGTAATCAACTGTATTATTTGGGGGGTCTATTTTAAAGAATTCTTTATAGGCTTTTTCAAATGCTATGTCAAACAATTCAGGATTTGCTTGAACGATATGTGGCATCTGATCGGCTACAAGTTTCTTATATGTATTTTTTTCATCACTGTCTCGTGGAAGACTGGCACTGGGATATACTCCGTCATATATGTCTCTAATTATTAGAGAAATATGTGACACCATTTGATCGGTTTGGAATGAGGAGCCTTC